CTCTTAAGTCCATAGTTCCTCCTTGGAATTGTCAGTCGGAGCAGGTGAAAGGAGAAAAGTCCTACTCCGACCAACAAACCTGTTTTTTATTTATGCGCCAAAAGCAAAGATCCGGACCACAACTGCCGAAACATCTGTGGTACTTGGAACTTCTGCCAATGCTGCGCCGTCTGTGGTTGTGTCAACCCAGAAAAGCTCAACCTTTGGAGCGGTTGTTGAACCGTCCCATGCAGGAACGTAGCCATCTGTGGTGACTGCCCAAAGGAAGTCAAGTCGGTTGAGACCAAGGGAGACGAGTGAAATCGCTTCTCCCCCGGTCGCATACGACGAGTCAAATGTAACTGTTGCTGTTACAAATTTACGGTTTCCAGGAACTTCTGGTCCCGTAAGAATGCTGACTGTAGCGGCCATCTTAGATCGTTGTCTCCGTGAGATCCTTGATGACGAAGTTAGCGTTGCGCTGCTTACATGCGAGTTCTGCGTAGCAAGTAAGAGTTGCTTCGTAGGCATCGGTGTTTGCAACACGGTTCATTACAGCACCGTCAAGATCCATGAAGTTCCAGCCTTCTCCGACCTGGTGGAACACCATGCTCTCAGGCGAGATGCCATAGAGACGGTTGTTCGGGCAGTCGAAGTCTGCGTAGAGTGTGGTTGGACCTTCATCACCTTGTCCGGAGACTGATGGTGAGTAGTACTGAATACCAGCGTAGCCGCCCTTAAGCTGCGTCTGCTCCATGTTTCGCTTGAGCGAGAGGAACAAGTTTGCAACTGACATGTGGACACCTTCTGCAGAAACGAGAAGCGAAGGCTTCTTGCCGCTGTTGATAAGGGTCTTCATGATCGCACCGGTGATAAGAGTTTCGGTAACTGCACGGTTTGTACCACCGTTAGCGTTTACGTAGCTCTTCCACTTTGGCTGGCTTGATGGGTTGATTGTGTGGAGGACTGCAGAGTCATCAATGATGGTCTGAACGCCTGTCAATTCAATCTGTCCGTCACCAGGAGCACCAGTGTTGCTTGAAGCACCGCCGGCACCAGCACGGAATACGAAGTGCGACGAGGTTGTAGTTACTGCAGCACCAGAAATGGCAATGGTCTTGTTGGTTTCGTCAACCGATGTAATGGTACGAGCAGATGCAACTGTTGTTGGGGAAGCTACTGTACCAATATCAACTACCATGCCACCATCAAAGAAGAGGTTGCGGAGGGCAGTTGTTCCGGTGGTTGAGGCCAAAACGACGGTTGTTGCTGAAGATGTTGTACCACACTGAGCGATAACACCGTTTGATGTACCCCAAAGTTGGCGGTTAACATCCTTCATTGCGTCCTTACGGATGCCTTGCATTTCAGCATCAAGTGCGTCAACGAATGCACCACGATCGGTAACAGCCTGGCGGATGGTTGGGCCACTCAACTGGATGCGACCGTAGACGTAGCGAACTGGTACGGGGACCGTTGCGTACGCTTGGTTGCCTGCTGTTGGTAGCGTTGCATTTTCGCTGCGAGCGCCGACACCGGACGAACGACCGAGGTGGAGCGCATGACGGGCAATACGGCCCGTGATTGTGTCACGACGGGTTTCAATCTGTGAGAGGAGAAACGTAGCTTGGTTTAATTGATCGATGTAATCCTTATAATCGTCTTTAAGGATTGCATCAACGGTGGAAAGGCTTGCGGGCACTTTATTTACTTCCTTGTTGAAGATAGGGGGTTGTTAATTGGTTTTCACCAACCATCGGCTGATCGTTGTTACTCCGTAACGTAGAACTGCTTGACTTCCGCCAATTGCCTAAAGGTTGAATAGGTTTTACATCGCCTTATCCAAGGCAATACATTAATTGTATACCTTATATGTGTCGTGTCAAGTAACCTAGATGCCGGACTGGTTTAGTCGAGCCATTGCTTTGTCACGAGGGGTCATGTTTGCAGCATTCATCTGTGGAGCAAGTCCACCGTTAGGTGCGGCAGATGGCATACCTGCTGACGGGTTCTGCCGGCGCGAAACAATCGATTGAGCTTGCTGAAGAATTTGGTTTTCAACATCAGCAATCGCTGCAGCCAAGTCCAGGTCGGGCCGATTCTGAGCAGCACTAATTGCAGCAACAGCCAATGGACCATTTGGATCGTACCCAGCATCAATCAGTTGTTGTTCAATTTCTTGTTCGTACTGGGCAACAACCTGTTCATGTTGAAACTCCTGCATTCGCTGTTCAACCATCATTTCCACCTGTTCAGGAGTCATTCCTGCTTGGCGGGCTTCTTGGTAAGTTTCATCCATAACGTCTTCCTGTGTTTGACCTTGTGCGTTGACACCAGCAATTTCGTAAAAACGATCGCCGGCAAGAGTTTTGGCGTTTTCAATCATCCAATTAATTGCTGTATCTTGATCGCCGTTAGCCCATGCCTGAGCAAAACCTTGTACTGCTTGTGCGTCGTCTGGGTGCATGTTGTCAAATACCTGACGAATTGGTTTGTAACGCTCACGTTCCCGGATACGATCCTGAACTTCTGAACGGTACTTTTCTTCCCAGTTAGCATCTCCACCGGTTTCTACCGGCGCTTCTGCTGGTGCCTCTGACGTTACATAGTCAGTATAGTTTGTTTCTCCAATTTCGGACATTACATTCCTCCGGGTAGTTGTTCTTCTTCTTCTTGCATTTCAGCTTCTTGCTGCATGCCTGTCTGTTGCATAGGTATACCTACGCCAGATTGTAGTGCGGCCATTAGGCCAGGATCTTGCATCTCGCCCATAGCAGCTTGATCAGCCTGAGCCATCATTGCTGCTGTTTCGTTAGTCAAATACTGAACGTGAGCCATAATGTGCATATCAATCAACTGTTTTACGCCTGGATCAGCCAGTTCGTAAGTAGGAGATTTTCTTTCATTATTATGAATTTGAATATGAGCGTCATGAACGTCAAAGTCTTCAGGGATAACAGCGACACCTTGCATAAGCAAACCATTTTCCCATTCTGCCTTAGAAATATCAGGGTCCATGCGGGACAAGAATTGTCGAGGATCTGGGAGGTCAAGCATTTTGCTTAACGAACGAGCATCAACGTTTTGGAATACTGCAGGGAATTGCTGAGCAAGGCTTGTAATCATTGACTGAGTAGCAATCTTGCTTCGTGGCATTGTTGAATCCATCGGAACAATAACCGTTGGTTTCTCATCAATATCTTTAGCTGTCCAACTAACTTCAAGTGGAACGCCTTGTTCAGTCAAAAGCATAACTTTGCGTGTAAGTTGTGTTGATTCCGCATTCATCCGGTACAACAACAAACTCATTTCGGCAATTCTGCCCCAACCAAATGATTGATCTTTGGCCATTGGGCCAAGTGGGGTATCGTCTTTTTCTGCCAATAGCGCTAGAGCTAAGCCGCTGTTACGGTCGCCAGGTGCTTCGCCACGGCTTGTTTGGTGAGTATGGAAAATGTCGTCAAGTTCTGCTTCAAGGAATTGAGCTTCGTTTGAGATCCAACGAGGTACTTCAGGTGCGGTTTGCCAGTGCGGTTCACCGATTTCACTGTTGTACTCCATAATGTCAGCGGGGTCAATAGTGATAGCGTCTGCATCATCTACAGATCCTGTTGGAACCATAAGACGAGCATTAGCAGCCTTACGCATGTGTTCAAGAATTGTTGAGCGAGCACGGTTATAAGCGTATTGAACGTCCCTCGCCGGCGTTAAAAGCGTATGTCCAACCCAGCTATTAGGAATCTTGTTTTGCCTAAACAAAGACAAGTTAAGGTGCTTAAACGGAAAAGGCCATTCGTCTTCTTGAAGAACTACTTTTCCATTAACGACATGAACCACGCATCCCGGACCACGCGAGGTGGGCCGTTCGTAGTAAACATAGACAAGGGTGGTTTTGGGCGGCGCTCCACCAGGGCGGCGTAGCAAAATACTGCGGTGACGAGAAGACAACATAGCTTCAGCATCGGCTTTAGGAAGTTCTTCAAGATTATACCTTTCCTGTACTTGTTCAGGTGGAAGACTTGTGCACCGGATCCACCAACGAGCATCTTCAGCACTTTGAGAACCAGGCTCAAGGCTAAATTCATTAATACCAAGTGGTGTCAATCTGATACCACCAACAGGAACAGAAATCTGTGATAGAGGGTCTAGTAAAAAATCTTCACCTTTGTCCGGATCCCAGTCAACAGCAATAGCAGCTGCCCCACCAAACAATGTTTGCAAAAGAGCCATTTCACGAATATTTTCCCAATGGCCATGACGCTGCTCACCTAGAAGCAGGTATTCCTGGAGTCGTTGCCGGCGCATGGAGCTATCGTCCATACCGGATGGTTGAACTTCCCAAGTTAACTCAGACTTTGTAAGACGAGCCAAAAGGCTGCGAGTACGAGGGCCATACTTGTCAACAGTGATACGGGATCCACGTTCAGCTTCGTTAGCGTAATCTAGTTCTTGAACGATGTTGCGAGTAAAGTCCCACCAAATCCATTGGTGAGAGGCGTAATACGACGCATTCATCCAATAGTCACGTCGTTCTTTAACAAGATACTGATCAGCTACTTGCCACAAATCAACAATTTTGGCAGCTTCAGGCGGTGACCAAGGCTTCACGGTGCTACTCCTTCAGCGGACAAACGCCAAGTGTGGTAATCGTCGTCGTCCTTTTTAGACTTCTTTTTAGCAGGAGCAGGTTGCTTTTCAGCACGAACCATAGCAGTAAAGTCACCCGTGTGCTTAGATACTGCCATTTGTGTTAATCTCCGGTTCTCTCGAACAAGCCAAATTACGACACCCATATTGCCGAGTGCCACTACAGCTAACCATATCATATTTCAACCTCATTTGGAGCTGCTACTTTAAACGATTTCTTTACCGGAGACTCTTTTGGAACTGCCGGAATTGAGTTAACTACACGCAAAGCAGACTCTAATTCTTCAATACGTTCAGTCAATCTAACATTAGAATCAGCAATAGTTTGGTTTGAATCATTAAGTCCCGACACTACGCCGGCAGTGACAAATTCAATATTACGTGAAACCGAGACCATGCGAGCCATTTCCATAGCGCAATCTGCACAGATGTAAAAACGAGAGTTAGCTGACGGGTTAACGTCATCAGGACTATTGATATGGTCCAAATCAATACCGGTGTCAATAGTAGGTGTGCTGATTCCTCTGCACATCCAACAGCAACCTGGCAAATAAAAATAATTATCAACAAGTAACATTAATGCTTCCATCCTTGCACGGGCTTACGTTTGCCGGCTCTATCTAGTTTTTCCATGTATCGTTGGACTCTTCCTTCTGCCCCTTCATTATACCTTTTAGCAGCACGTTTTGGGAGTTCATATGGTCTACAACCCAATAAATATCTTAAAGCGTCAACTGCGTGATCTTCGTCTTTTGTCTCAAGATCTTCGGGGTTACTCTTAGCATGACGCATCAAAGGCAACGTTCTGACTAGGTTGAAGCAATTATCAAATATTTTAAGGTGGACAACGCCGTCAATAGGTGAGGGGGCCATATATCGTCTAACGTTCTGCCAGCCACCAATACGTTGATTCTTAGCTCTTTGACAAACAACACCGTTGGTTTGATACTGACCGGCAATTGTTGTTCCCGTTCCGGCCGTGTTGTTAAACGTAGAAGGGTCGATAACAGTCATGGCTATAGATTCCGGTTGTCCATTACCCATAACAGATCGTGACTTTACAAGCCTGGCTTGTTCTGCTGCAGTGAGATTTTTAGCGTACGCCTCCCGATAGATATACATAGTCCCATCTGCCGGGTCAAGCGCACCCCATAAGCAGCAGAAAGGGTTGGCTGTACCAAAGTCGATGCCTCTATACCGCTGCCACGATTCCGGTATCTCGAATGTTACGTTGAAACTCCGAGAAGTATTGCCCCGTAAACGTATCCCAGTCTCCGAGAAGCTTTTGCCTTCTTTCGGTTTCAGGTAGCATCGAAAGGTGCTTTTTGTAGGTTGGATCAATGTGCGGGTTGTCGACAACAGTTGACGGGACAAAAGCGACGACCAGATGAGTATTGGGATCATGGTCAATTTCAAGGTTCTCAAGCTCTTGTAAATCATCAGGGATCTCAACCAATTTCACGATAGGTGGATCTTCAAATCCATTAGATACATCATAGACCACAATATATTTACCGTATTGGGTCGGCCCCACAAGCATTTGATACAGGAAGGTATGTCCACGGTCACCGGGGTTTGTGGCAAACATGACGTGGGTGCGAACGCCG